CTAAATGTCATGCCATCAAGATAAACAACACTCAAACTCGTCCAGTCAATGTAATTGTCTGTTGTTTGAATTTCCAAGGCAGGATTAAACAATACAAGTATCTGTTCAAGAAGTTGTAATTTTTGATCGGTGTTAGAGCACCATATATCTGCCCTCATTGATAGAGTAAACGGTGTGGGCATTAATCTTTCTACTGTATAATTTCCGCCCTGCTCTCCCGTGTACACAGGATCTCCGTTATCATCAAATTCATCATATCTTCTTTCGCGTATGTTTACCTTACTAATAAATGTAGGGTCGGATAATCTACCTTTATCCTGCTCAAGGCCAGTAATGTAACAGGCAATTCTTGGAACTGTGGGCATTTTATTTTCTGAGTTTTCACGAATGATGTTAGCAACCTGTCTTGATAAATCACCGTACATCACAGGAACACTTTGCTGTGTTCCATCGCCAGCCTCATACTTAAAGCCTATGAAGATCCTCATGAACTGAGTTACGTATCTTCTAATCTGTCCGTCGTAGAAAAAATCCATTAGTTAGTACTCTTTTTAAACTCGTGGCTGAATGCTTTTTCATCACCTTTTGCAGCAGCCGCTCTTCTATTTTTTATTTTTAATGCAATAGGCTCATCGTCTATTTTTTCTGGCGGACGCTTTTTTACGGTAAACTTCTTACCGCTGGTTCTTGCAAATCCTAAAATTTCATTTATTCTCATTAATTATCTGCCTTTGGTCTAAGAGCCTTGGATAAACTCTGTTTTTCAGAAACCTGATTTCCGTTAATATTATTAACTCTTGGATTGTTAATGAACGAGGATTTTTGATTCTGTCTTTCATCCTTGCCAGCAAAGTCTGCACCCGCAGCAACATCACTGCCACCCAAGTTACTCATAGTCATTCTCACATTATCCTCCTGTTTCACCCATCTTGATCCATCAAATCTAAACAAGCGAGTTGGTTTGTAATCTGTTCTTAGATGGAATTGTCCTTTGACAGGATTTATTGGAAATGCTATACCCTGTGTAAATGGAGCACCATTCGGAGGAACACCGTCGCCTGTTAAGTAACCCTTATAAGCAGTTCCGTCTGCACTCTGATAAACGGTATCAGCAGTAGGTGCCATATACACTTGCTCACCATTTTCATCGTATATTGGATTACCATTTTCATCAGTTGATGGTATTAATAAATCGTCACTGTCAGCAGTTACAAGTTCTGCCTGACCATTATCATCTCTCTGTAGAGTATAATATTTTGTAGTATCATAACCACTCTTAGGAGCATCTGCCTCTGCTTGATCAAGAACTGCCTGCGTAATTTGCATTTCTTTTTCGTAGGTAGACATAATGTCTTTGAGTGTATCTGCATTTTTATAGAATTCACTATTAGGAGGAGCAATACCAGTTACTTCTGCCAGAACAGTATATTTGTCACCATTAGGACCAGTTACGGTATCTCCAGGATAATATGTAGATTCGGCATTCCATGTTCCCTTGAAACTGTCTGTATCTGCAATTTGATCCAGAATGTCCTTGAACTCCTGAGAGTCTACTAATGGTTTACATTTTGCTCTATATAAATGTGGATACCAAGTGTTTGAGAAACCTTCCGAAGCACGATTTACATCTTCGATAACGTAGAATCTTTTTAGTGCATAATTTAAATCATTTAGAGCATGTTCGTCAGTAAGATGTGGTAATTCAATAACATCACCTGATATTATTTTTCTACCAAGTTTTTCCACAGTATCATTGATATGGAAAGTTATGAATATTGTATCATTCTGTAAAAATAGTCCAAACTGGCTAAGATTAAAGTCAATGTCCTGAACATTATAAACGCCTCTAAGCACATAAACATCCGGATCATATTTTCTATCCCTATTTTCAAGGAACAACATATCCTGAATATTTGTTTCACTCTGTGTGCCATACGCTGGCGTTGATGGTGTATTTTCTCTGGATGAACCAGGTCCTATGTACTTGTGTACGAGTACATCAGTACCGCCCACTTGGAACATCTCCAGTGCGGTTCTGTCTTGGAATTTGTAATCATTGCCCTTTTCTGGACGATATAAACTGAGTCTTGGCATAACATTACTATTTACCGTTTTCCGCACAAGGCATAAATAGTTATATGAGCCAAATTGACACAGCAAAACAAGAAGTATACGACTACTGTAGAACATTCCTCGGCGATGGCATGATCGACGTAGAGCTTGATCCAGAGCACTACGAAACAGCACTTAAAAGAGCCCTTGGTGTTTTCCGACAGAGATCGGATAATGCTGTAGAGGAAAGTTACATATTTTTAACCCTGGAAGAGGATAAAAATGAGTATATTCTTCCGAATGAGATACAGCAGGTCAGACAGATCTATAGAAGATCAGTAGGATCACGCACCGGTGGTGGCGGTGGCGGAACAGTTTTTGAACCATTCAATCTTGCTTACACAAATACCTATCTATTAAGTTCAACCAACATGGGCGGACTTGCAACTTACGAATTGTTTGCACAGTATCAAGAATTGATAGGAAAGATGTTTGGATCATTTATTAATTTTACGTGGCATCCCCAGAGTAAAAAATTAGTAATAATGCAAAGACCAAGAGGCAGCGAACAGGTATTACTTTGGTGTTACAATGAAAAACCAGACTTTGTTATCATCAATGATGTTTATGCAGGGCAATGGATTAAGGATTATACACTGGCAAACTGCAAGGTTATGCTTGGTCAGGCAAGAGAAAAATTTGCATCTATCGCAGGACCACAGGGCGGTACAGCATTGAATGGTGCCAGCATCAAACAGGAAGGTTTCTCTGACATAGAAAGATTAACAGCAGAATTGGTTACACAGGTACCAGGCGGTCAAGGCTACAGTTGGATTATCGGATAATGAAAGCATCAGAATTTATTTTTAATGAACACGAAGAAATGTATACCGAAGTAGCCAAGATGGTTTGGGGTAGAACCGGTGGAACAGCCAAGGGCGGGAAAACCAAATTACGATTTCGTTGTTCATCAGGACCAAGAGCAGGAAGACAGGTGAGCCATCCTTCAAAATGTGTTCAGCAATATGATGTTGCCAGGGCTCAAAAAATGAAAACAACCCGCGCAAGAACCAAATTTCAACAGGCACGCCGACAACAGCGTACCAAATCAATCAACACTGCGAGTGTTTTGGCAAGAAAACTTAACACTGGCAAGCCAGGTCAACCAAGACCATACATTTAATACTTGACATATAAAATAAAGACGCTATAATATTATAATACTTAGGAGATATTATGATTATAGGCGTATGTGGTTTTATCGGCAGTGGCAAGGATACCGTTGCTGATTATCTTGTTAATTTTCACGAATACCGTAGAGAAAGTTTTGCGGATTCACTCAAGGATTCTGTTGCGGCAGTTTTTGGCTGGGATAGGACTCTCCTTGAAGGTAGAACAAAAGAAGCAAGAGAATGGCGCGAACAGATAGATCCTTGGTGGGCCAAAAGATTAGCAATGCCAACACTTACTCCAAGATGGGTGTTACAATATTGGGGTACCGAAGTGTGCCGTAAAACATTCCACGATGACATTTGGATAGCCAGTTTAGAAAACAAACTAAGGCAAAGCAAGGACAACATTGTCGTGAGTGATGTGCGTTTTCCGAATGAAGTCACAGCAATAAAAAACCTGGGCGGAATGGTACTCTGGATCAAGAGAGGAAAACTTCCTGATTGGGTAGAAACAGCAAAATTAGCAATGGACGGAGACAACAGTTCAATTAACAAGATGCAGGAACTAAAGATTCATAGTTCGGAGTGGGCGTGGATCAACACCAATTTTGATGCTGAAATTACCAATGACGGAACCATACAGAACCTCTATGACGGAGTGCAACAAGTTCTAAGCACTAACGATCAGCAACAAGATCTCCCTGTTTCCAAGTAGTTCCTTCCTTGCTTAATAGTATAGTACAGTTGGAACAAACTGTTTTTAGATTACGCAGGGCACAGTTATCAAGGTTTCCATCCACATGAAATACCCTAAAAACTTCTCGATGTGCTGACTTGAATCCACATTTATCGCACTGCTTTTTCATGCGATAACCAGCCCTATACCAACGAGGAATACCATGATACTCACCGTGTGCAGAGCAGGCTTCACACAGGCTCCTGTAATAGGTCTTGCCATTCTTTCTATAATTAACTGCACGCGGTCTTAAACCGCATTTACACAACGGTCTCATGCTTGTATTTACACCTTTTCAATCCCTTTATTTTTGGGTTCTAAAGAAGCAATTTTTTTCAAGATATGGTAAATACAAGTGCAATACATTATA